ATGCAGGCGCTTTTTGCCTCAGATTGTCAAGGGGGCTACCCCTCGTGCGCTTCGCGTCCTGATTTGGCGTTGTGGCAAGAGGTGCAGAGTGGTTGCCAGTTGCTGCTGTTCCAAAAGTCACCGCCTAACCTAACGGGTTCGATGTGATCCACTACTTGAGCCACGCGCCCGCACTCATTGCATACAGGATTATGCTTAATGAATGACAGCCGCGCCTTGCGCCATTGACTAGTCCAATAACGCTTGTCTTGTGGCCTGTCTCGCTTGCGTGCTTTGCGCCTCGGGTCGGGCGTCTGCTTGCGTGGTATCGTCGGCATCAGCGTCGCTTATAGCCTAGGTAGCCCGTTAGTATATACAGTTGATCTCCGACAACCCTGCGCCGTGCGTCATTGTTTGCCCGTTCATACATCAGCCTTAGACGCTCCTGCCTTAGTTCGTGTATCCTTGCCTCTCTTTGCTGGTCTGTTAGCGAGCGCAGACGTTTGTGCAAGGTGTTGTTCAACCTCTCGTCTGTAACGTTCGCACAGTTCTCTAAGCTCTCCCATCGCATACTTACGCGGGCGCTGTGCCTCTTGCATAATCTCTTCAGCTCTTCCACGCTTAAAGCTGTCAAGTCTTTGACCGAAATACCACTGCCGCCCTTGGTCGTACAGATTGCAGGCAACGCATTGCGGCGCTGTGTTACCGATGCCGTCCGCTGGGTCGTGCCAACGGGTGGCCATGTGCCGCCTGCTTGCAAAATGCCCGCAATGGAGATACCCAACGTGGTAACGTGTGTGACAGGTAAAGCATTCGGCAAACCCGTCTTTGTCTGCTGCGCGGTATCTGATCGCTTTGCTGTACCACTCATCGACCTTCTTTTTTAGCTGTGCGTGCGTCTGTTTCTTTGCCATTGCCGTTAATTGCTTGGGTAATGTAATCCTTTAGCAATTCACGCTCTCGCTTGCGGCTCTTGTATTCGTCTGACTGCTGCACCTTATGCCAGTTCGCCCTTAGCTTCGTACGGTACGCCTCGCGCTGGGTTGTGTAATGCGTTTCGCACATCACCCAAAACGCTTTGGTGTGTTCCGTTACACTGGGATGCTCTGAGAACGTCCCTGCATTATTGATAAAATACTCGCGTTCTTTTGGGTGCGGTCTGTATCTGCTCGCGCATTCCGCGCCATAAACTTCTGTAATTGAGTACCTGCGTGCGTCCATCAGATCCAGCCAAAACCTTTCGATATCAGTCATTTCTGCGCTTGCTTCTGTCGGTTCTCCATCTCCTGCCGCTCTGTGTACGTTAAGCGGTTCTCTCCACGCATCCAATCGGTTGCTTGAACCCTTGCAGCCAATGTGTTTATTTCAATGGCGTATTCGGGCTTTAAATGCCTCATTGCTTCATCTTGCAATCTCTGATCCTCTTTTCGTTCGTTTTCGCGTATGGTTTGAACTACTGGCTGCTTTAGCTGGTCATATTTTTTAAAGCAATCGACAAACTGCGCTAATTTCAGCCGCTCATAGTACGGCCCAAAGCTCTCTTTTGCCATCATATACAGGCAAAGCCGCCAATCTTCAAGCGTAAAGGTTGGAAATTGCTGCAATAGCTCATTCACGGTCATTGCAATGTGCTCGGGCTCTGTTAGCGTCTTGTTTGCATCTATAAACTTCACGCAGCGCGTCAGCATTCCGATTAACGCGGCTCGCGTGGGCGCTTCATCTATCACTAAGGCCGTTTTAACATTAGTGCCTTTAAAGCACGTTTCGATTGTCATTTTCGATACGTCCAGTTCTTGCAAATTCTGCAAGCTTTTCGCGGTTGCCATCTCTTTCAAGGTTATCCGCTCGCCTGTTGTTAGCTCTGCCACCTTTGGATGTGTCAAATACCAAGCCTTTCCATCCGTTTGCAATTGCTCGATGTATTGCGTCGGTTGCTGCTGTTTCGTCAGTGTATTCATTTGATAGTTGTATTAGTGCCCTTTGTTCAGTTTTAGGCGATTTGTATTTAAATCTGTGATCCGTGTGCTTGTACTCTTTCCATTCGCTCCATGCGGTTTCGAATGTGGGTGTTTGCCATGGTAGCACAACCGTGACTTTTTCCCCTTGGTTTAGTACTGGTTTAGTAGATTGGTTTAGTACTGGTTTAGTATGTGTCCGTTTGCGCCCACCCAAAAGTCCGTTTGCGCCCACCCCCCTGTCCGATTGCACCCACCCTAAAGTCCGTTTGTAGCCACCCTGTCCGTTAGCAACCACCCCCCTCTTTAAATGGCCTTTGTCAATCAGTCGGTAAATAATCTTGCGGGCGCGGTCTTCGCTAATGCCTAACAACTCGGCAAGGTGTTCATTAGTTACAAAGCATTTTAGCTTGTTGGCTTGAAAGCTGGCCACCTCAGCCAATAAAACGCGGTCCATAGGGGCAAGGTCTAGCTCCCATATCGCCAGCGGTATCCATATACCCTTACGCTCCATTGTGTGGAATATTTTTAAGCTCTTGCATCGGTCTTAATGTGCTGTAAGTTGATTTGTACGCGTCACTTTTCTCTGTTTTATGCAATACTTCAGGCCATGGATCGCCTTTGTTTACTTTGCGCCATTGCTGCACCTCTTTCTTGCTGGCCCAGCCGCATAAATAAGCACTAGAATAGAATCCATTTTGATACCCAGCACAAGCAAAAAGGTAAATATCGCACTCTTGCATATGGCTATTTATTACAACCCTACAGGCATAATGCGGTAAAGGGGTTACACTTCTAATTATTGTTTTGACGTCTATTTTAAAGCCGTTATGCACTATGTCAAATTCATAATTATGCTCTAATTTCCTTTCCAAATAGGATGCAGCAGCAATTTCACCAATGCAACCGCCTAACCTGTTTTTGTACAGATTACCCGATACGTCAAGCGTAAGCACTTTAGGTAAATTAGCCTCATTGACTTGTGCATCTTGCATCTCTTGTATGGTCAATGGTTGCAGAATCATTTGACGCGGCTCCTGTTCATTTGTTCAATTGACTGTGCAACCGCGTCGAACAACTCCAGCACCTCAATGCCTTTACGCTGCATAATTTTACCGCTGTGCTTTAGTATGCCTGACGGGTTAACGCTCGTCCAGTTCTTTATAGTTCTAAGGCTTACGCCAAGATCAGCAGCAGCATTCTCGTCGCTCTGCCAGTGCGTTTTTATGTATTGCTTCAAGTTCATTACCATTCTTTTATAATTCCCTGTGCGCCTTTTGCTACCTCGCCCTCAATTATCTCGTACTTCCACGGTATAAGGCTTAAAAATGCTATTGGCTCTGAATCTGAGTCTTTTTGCCACTCATTTCCACGAACGTTGCACCGTGCTTTAATTGTCTTGCCTTCAGGTAAACTTAAAGCCTCATCAACGTCCTTTTTTAAAAACGTCAAGGGTATGATTTGCGAATATTCGCCATCTACTACAGTTACGTGCACATCGCACTTTCGAAAGCCACTATCTTTCTCTACTGGCTTGCAAACGCGCTTAATAACTCCCTCAATTACTAATTCCATGTTTTTTATATGATTTGTTAAATTCTGTTTGTGACCAGTTCGGCATGTCGATTGCCCTTAGCTGGTTTAATCGTAAGCGCTCAAATATTTCACGCCATCGGATCTGTGTTGGTTCTGTATCTATAATCTCATCCGCTAGGCCGTCATCATCTTCTTTCATTGTTGACGTGCTTAACAGGTGCAAAGCGTAATCCCTCAAGTTTTCTAAATGATCGGCTTGTACTTGTTCTAGGTTATCGAAAAACTCATCAATACTATCCATTTAAGTTTTCTAGGTTGTCAATTACATCCAATAAATCTTGCGCTGTTCTCATTAGTTTCACGGCATTGCTGTCTAGCTTATTCACGCCAAACCTCTGTACGTTCAAATTTGCCCACCAAACAAACGCCCGTTTTTGCACCTTTGGATGGTCAAAAGCATCCTCATAATCTAAATGGACTTGTGTAAACTTGCCGTTTTTCCACGTGCCGATACCGACTAAATCGCCATCACTAACCGCATAAGCCGCATCGACTTCAGGCTTATAGTTAAATAAATGCACCCAGTTCATTGATCAAGTTCATCCTCACCGTACACGTTACCAAATCCAGCAAGCTTTAAAACAGCACGCGATAAAGCCCGCTTTTCAGCCATTGCAATTGGGTAATTATTGCGGTTATTTAATTTGTTAACCTCGCCATACGTCTCTACTTGCCCTAGTTCGCATTTTGCGTAGGCTTTAACGCAGTATTTTCCCTCGTTGGTATCTGACCACTCGGGCACTGTGTCAAAGGTAACCACGGCCTTTATTTGAGCTTGCAAGTATTCCACTCCTCCGCGCGTCATAATGACAAAGCCACGCGGATCAATGTGAAACTGCTTTTCCATGTCCATTTTATACTTCTTTGCCAGCTTCCGCAGGTCTGCATTCTTGTCTTCGTTGCTCATATCTCTTTATCGTTTGTGTCAACCATTAACAAAGGCACGCAGTCATAATTAATTACAGGCATATAAGGACTCGCAAAACGCAAACTACTTAGATTGTTGCTTACTGGCATATCAATATCAGACCATAGCCACTCCGTTGCGAGACTTATGACGTCTTCAGCCAAGTCAGTATGTTTATCAGCGTTTATATTCCTTACTGCAACTAAAGCATAAGCGCCTTGACCTCCACAACTTTTGCCATAGGCAATAATTTCTTTTTGCTCTGCCATTAATTCGAGTGTTGTCTCTAGTGTCCAGCTATCACGCTGGTGCTTTGCGTCAATATCAATTTGCACCAAACCGCTGTGCTTTTTAAAGCTGTCTTGCTTGCGTGTCTTAAACAAACCATGTGGCATAATTGCTGGCAACTGTTTCTTTTCCCATTCTGTACGAGGATATTCAGGTCTTACACTTTCCAACCATTGCAATAAATTAACGTCATAGGTATTACGATCAAAAGCGCCACGACACGCGCTGACTTGTATTGTTTCAATATTCATTTCTCCCGGTTTTGTTTGATGTGCATTTTAAACTGATCTACCAAGCGAATTAACTCACGTTCCTCGGCTAGGTCTTGCTGCCACTTATTAAATGATTGTGGCGCGGTTACTTGTACGCTGGAGCGTACGCAAATAGGTTT